TGATAACGCTCCCACGCACGCTCAACAATTTCAATCAGCGCGCGCACGTGTTCTACGCCGGCTTTGTCGGTCACTTCAAGAATACCGTTGAGTTCGCCCAACTTTTGCTCAAGCGCAACAGACCACGCCTTCATCTTTGACGCAAGTTGAAGCGCCTCGATTTCTGGCGGCCCCAAAGGTTCCGGCTCACCAAGTTGCTCAGCAATGGTGGCCAGTTCCTTCTTCATAACTTTTTGGACAGCACCCTTGACGTGATTGGGCGCATTGCCAAAGTGCCACTTACACGTACCCTCACCAAAGTGATTGGTGCCCATGCCGGCGGTCTTCACGCAATAGCGGTCAATGCCAAGTTCCTTGAGTTCCTTGTTGCGGAGTTTTGCTCCGCACTTGCCTTCTTGGGGTGATTCACTACCGGGGATTTTTGTCTCCGGATAGTGCTCAGCCCAAAGTTCTTCGTGAGTCATTAGTCCCTCGGATTCAAACGGAACTCAACAACCTTGCCGGTTCGGTCAATCTTGTCTTTTGAGTACTCCCAAATTTTGGAGGCCACAATTTCTTTGAAAAAAGATTTCTTCATTTCATACTTTCTGTTTTGCTCGACGACTCTGCAAGCATTCTTCGCAGGCCGCTTGACCGCGTTTGCGGTGCATGTGATAACCACGCGTCGTTCCGTGAGGAATGTCGGGGTCTTGAATTGGCTTGAAGTATGCGCTCATCAAACGCTCGGGCGTAGGCTTGAGGAAGCCTGCTTTTTTGCGCAATACTTGTCGCTCGTCTGGCGTGGTGCCCGCCCAAATGTCGTATTCCTCATGCTCGATAGCGTGCTTCAAGCATTCTTCCCGCACCGGGCAGGCACCACACAGACTTGCTATTTCGGGGGTAACTTCCTTAACCAGAAAGTTAACGCCAGAATCACGACAAATGGCTTTCTTGGCCCAACCCCACATTATTCAACATCCTCATTGAACCACCAACCGGGCAATTCCCAGTCAGATGGAGTGCCCAAACGGACAACAACTTGGCAAGGGTCACCACCCTCTTCCCAAGCCCGCTCCTCCGTTTCGTGCATTGGCATTCCATCGTGGACGCAACACACCGGGGCGGAGCAAAAGCCGCTTTCGACTCCAAACTGCAACCACTCTTCGTAATTCATCTTTTCCCTCATTTCTTAGCAGTCACCCCTCCACTCGGGGTTAAAGCCATTGTTCCTATCATAGTAGTAAGCGGCTACTTTAAACTGCTCGCTCACCGTTGCTTGTTGCGCGTACATTGTACGTATGTGCAACTGACCTGCGGCGTACTGCCAGATGTACGGGACAAACTGGAATATGCCACCTGCGCCACTTGACGGGTTGTAATCCGTCGTGTTCAACTTGGTCGGGGTTGAACGTGACTCCACCCACATTATGCACGTAAATCCCTGGCGACTTGTTGCTGGAAGCATTGTCATTGGGCTTACGTGGTGAACGCGGGGTACTGCTTTTGTTGTGTTGATAATGTGATGCTTTTCTACGCCGGTGGCGCTTGGAGCAAAAACTAACGAACTTACAACAGCCAAAGTGGTTAAGAACTTCATCAGTTCCCTTCTACTTAGCGACGCAATGAATACTTTTCACTGGTCCCATTACAGACGGAACATACTTGGCTGCAATTTCCACAGCCTTCGTAAGTTCTGCCTCGCCAATACGTCGACACGACTCGAGATACCCGAGCGCGTACGGCGCACCCGAACCAATGGCCATAAATGGCCGGTCGTACTCAATGATGGCGAAATCACTGTGCACTATGGTTATTGGTCTGTTCGGCCACACAAGCAGGACTTCACTGCTCTTAACGGCTTCTTCTTCGCCCTTCATGTTGCGAAGTGCTTCTACGACCATTTTACCACCGCAACGTCGCTTTTGCAAGGAGTTAAGGACATTAATTACGCGCCACGAACCGGCGGTGCCAATTGCTCCATTACCCGCGTGTTTAACGGCTTTTGGCGTAGATGACACCATAATCGACGAACCGTCTTCCGTCATTGCGGCGGAATCTGATACCATCCACGACTCTCGGCTGTTTGTGTAAGCGATAACTACGGTCATTAGAGACCCCCATCCCATACTCCTTCAACGAGCCAAGTCTTGTCTCGCATGATACGGTCAGGCCACGAAACGCCCTGAAGTCGGTCGCCACGGTAACGGCGAACGTGCATCGTGGTTGGGTCACGGCCATCCTTGTACAACGAAATGCCTACTTCGGGCCACGCCATCCAACGCTGAGAGCCCATCGGAGACAACTCGCGTCGCTCGCCGGCCTTACCCTTGGCCGCGTGGTGCTCCATAATCAAAGCAAAACCATACTTGGTGCGCAGTTCGTCAAGAACGGCCATCGCTTCGTCGGCCGAGTCTTCGTACGATTCGTTTGCTCCACGGCGGTACATCTTGTAGATAGGTCCGATACAGACCAACTGTGGCCGATGGAAAGCAATCTCACGCTGAATCTCACTACGAGCCGCAAGCGTACGAATGTCGATACCGGCGGGTCGTCGGAAGAACCGCAGTCGCTCAGGGTCAAAGTCGTGCGTGCCAAATGCCTCACTGCGAGAGCGGAGCATGTCCATATACGGAACGGCGGTCTGCGTAATTGCCTGCGTAGGGTTCTCGAGGTCGATAACCAAAGCGCGCACCGGCTCAATACGCTGGTGACTGAATGGGTGGTAGCCCTGCGACGCGGCCATTGCGATGGTACGCAAGAGCAACGACTTACCGCTACCTTCTTCGGCCACCACAATTGTGCGGTAATCCGTGTTCATCATGCCGGGGATAACCACCGGTGCAATGGCGTCGGCGTTCGCTTCCAGTTCGTACAGAGTCATTGACTCCGGACCGCCAGCGTTTATGTTGCCGATGCTGTTAATGAACTTCTCTACCGAGTTTGCCCTATCGAATGGGTCGCCACCGGAACGAATGTCATCGACGGCGCTCTCCAGTTCCTTGCTCATCGAACGAGCAACGCTGTGCTTGTAGACAATCTCCGCGTAGTTCACAACCGAGTTGGAGTTGGGAACGTCCATACTGGCGCTGATTAGATAACTAACGTCATCCGAGTTGCCGGTAATGTCGGCGATGGTAATGGGGTCAACGACCTTGCCCTCGCCGGCCAACTTGACCATTGCGCGGAAGATTGATGCGTTGCGGGGGCTGTAGAAGTCAGTCTCTACAATCACCCCGCCCGCTTCGTACACGTTGTCCTTGTTCAGAATGATTGAACCAAGCACACTTCTCTCGGCAACCAAATCGTGCGGAATCTTTAACTCGCCCACCAACTTTTCCTTTCTATTCGCTTACGTACTTGCGCTTACCGCTAGCCGTATCCAACTCGTATGGGGCCCCATTCGCATCTACCAACTGCCCCATTGAGTTGACAGGACGATTGTAGCCATGCTTGGCGGGGTTGTCAATAAGAACTTTTCCATTCTTGTCGGCCCACTTGCCGGAGCGGTCGTAATCGTCGTAAATATTCGCTGATACGCGGTCTTCGATGCTCATCTTTTCGACCACCGGCAGGTAATCACGCCAGCGTTCGTCTGGGCCAAAAAAGGTAGCGCCGTGAAGAGTAAACGCTTCTTCCTTGCCCTCACGTTGCTTGGCGTACTCGGCCACTGCGTTAATCAAATCGCAGACAGACACGCCACGCTTCACTGTTGCGCAGTACGCCTTGTAGGCACCGCCCTTGTTGATGCGACGCGGGTATACCTTCCACACCTCGTCGAAGTCTGCCGTGTAATCAACCTTCTTGTTTTTGCGCTTCGTCGCAGAAACTTCAGAGTTAGTTGTGGTTCCTTCTTTTGTGGTTCCTTCATGTGTCCGCACCGGTGCGGCTAGGGTGGCCGCAACCATGCGGCTAGGTGGGGGCACCTGTGCGGCTACCTGGGGGCCAAGGTGCGGCCACACGTAGTAACGCGAACTGCTGTACGAACCGTCTTCCCGCTGTCGACGTTCAATGTTGATGGCACCAATGTCAACTAGTTCCTTAAGTGCCCGGTCAAGGCTGTCAACGGAGCAGTTAATCCGCCCAGCCATAGTCGTACGTGATGGCCACGCTGAATCGTTGGCACCCACATAGCGAGACAAGATGCTAAAAACACGCACCGCCCGGTCGCTAATCTCGGCGTCCAAAACCCACTCGGGGACAACGGCGTACCGATACCCAATTACTTCGTCGTTCATTTCCTACCTCGTTCCGTTAGTTCCCTAACTAATCCATCCATAACACTGCCACCCTCTACTTCTTTGCCGTCAGTAACGGCGTCAACAACAACCTTCTTCTTTTCTAACAGGTCGTACATGGTCTCGTCAATAGTTCCTGAAACGAGTAGATACCATGCGGTTGCGCCGTGCATGTCGTTGGCTCGAGCGTAGCACCGGCTAACACACTGTTCGTGAAGAGCAGGTGTCCATCCTAGTTCACAAAATATTACATCGCTCGCGGCGGTCAATGTCAAGCCTTCGCTGGCCGAGGTCATGTTGGCTATGAATAGGCGCACGCTGGGGTCGTTCTGGAAACTTTCAACCGCCTTCTGCCGGTCATCCACCGACACCCCGCCACGAATTTTCACGGCGATTTTCTTGTAACGGTCGTACAGTCGCTCGACAAAATCGATGTGCTCGGCAAAGATGATTACCTTTTCGCCGTCGCCGGCCTCCAAGAAGTTGTCAATCCACTCAATAGCGGCGTCGTACTTAATCTTGGATACCACGTCACGCAAACCGGTGATTTTCACAAGACTCTGCGCCGCCTCAAGACGAATACGCTTCTGCCAATACGCGTCGGTTCCGTCACTGCCTTCTTCTTCCGCCAACGCTTGTGCTCGCTGGGCAAAGTACTCAACAACGTCGGCCTCAACACGTTGGTATTCCTTCATGTTGGTTTTGCTGACCTCAAGGTACTGAACGGCGTTGCGCAGTTCCGGCAGTTCGTCGAAAACGTCTTCTTTGCGCCGGCGCACAAAGCACAATTCGCGAAGTTTCAAGTTCAGTTCGGTGGTGTTACGAGCAATGTTGCGCTTCGGGGCGTAGCGGTTCTTGAATCGCCACGGGCCACCAAACGCGTCAAGTCGGCCGACCGCTTCTAACTGCGGAATCAACTCGTCGGGGCGATTGGTAATCGGCGTACCGGTCAACAACAGCACAAAATTTTCCGGGGGCAGAGCCTTCGCCAACTGCATCACCGCCGCAGTCCGTCGAACAGTCCAAATCTCTAGCGGACGTTCACACGCAGTATTGCACGCATAACACATCTTGGAATTCGCACGCAACGACGCACCGCACGATGGACAACCATGTTTCTTCTGCCCATTCTTGATGGCGTGAGACTCGTCAACAACGAGCGAACGATACCCGTGCTCAAAAATGTCAGTGTTTCGTTCCAAGCAAATGTCGTAATTTACAATGATTACGTCGGAAGGCTCGATTTTTTGAGATGTTTTGCCCGAAAGGACGGAGACCGTTAATTTTGGGAAAAATTTTTTAATCTCGCGCTGCCAATTTAATTTCAATGTATTTGGACATACAACAACCATAGGGAACTGGCCTTCTGAGGCGACTGTCGCAATGGCCTGTGCTGTTTTACCAAGACCGGGCTGGTCTCCGATAATGCCACGCCGCACGCGTTTCATGTAGGAAACCCCCGCCCGCTGATACGGCAACAGGGGGATGGCAATGCCTGGGATTTCCACGTCCGCGTCAATTGCTTGAGAGGCGTTGAGTAGTGCGATGGACTGTTCCATTACCTCTGAGGCACGGTCAACAAGTTCCTCGCTCATGCGCAGCCTGTTTTCCACCGCAAATTTCAAAGCGTCGGGGGAGTTTTTAATTGGACAGCGCCACACCTTGTTCTTACCATCCCAGCGGACTGACGGGATAAACATCCGCACCGCTTCAATCATGCTGGGGTTGTAGTCAAAGCGGATGACAATTTCGTCTCCCTCAAGGGTTACGTTGTAACGCTCCCCCGAATCGGAGAAATGCTTGCCGTCGTCTACCTTGTTTAACTCGGCCGGCAGGGATATGTTGTACTTAGATGCCAAAGCCTTAACCATTGGCGTTGAAGATAACGGGAAGGCGTTTACTTTTTTGTCCGCAATCCAGCGCCGGCCTTCAATTGCACGGCAATCCTGCAAAAACGCTTGGCTGAAACGAGCGTCAACGTAAATCTCCTCCCCGACAATCCAGGCGGTATTGCGTTTTGCGTAAAAGAATTTTGGGTTCATGGCGATAGCCTAATTATTTTTTTTAACGGCGTCCACTTGCGCGTTGTACATTTGTTCTGCTATGCTGGCTAAACAAACAAAGGAGATGTATGGCTCGAAAATCAACAGCGTCAACCAGTGGTTCGCTGGAGTCTGTATTGCAAGACATTAATAAGCAGTTTGGTGCTGGCTCAATTATGCGCCTGACCGGGGAAGACATTAAGCCCGTCGAAACAATTCCTACCGGCATTTTGCCACTGGACTTGGCGCTGGGCGTAGGTGGTTTGCCCAAGGGTCGCATTGTTGAGATGTACGGTCCGCCGTCGTCTGGCAAGTCCACGCTGTCGCTTCACTGTATTGCTGAGGCGCAAAAGGAAGGTTTGGTCTG